GTTGACAAGCAAGCTGAAGGTTTTAGTGCCGGTGAAGATGGCTACCCGTCAAAAGGTCGCGTTGCTTGGGCGGCGTGGGGCGGTGACGCCGGACAAACGTGGGCAAGGGCAAAAGATGCCGCACTTGACCGCATCGATGAAGGTGAAAGGGGCATTGAAATGTCTGAAGATGACCACATTGAAAAATCAGACGAATTGGTGCAAGATGCAACTATGGATAGACATATACAAAACATCACAGAAACCGAAGAAACGGTGACAATCACGTTTGGCAAATCAGACGCGCCGGTCACTGAAACTACTGGTTACGATGAAGATGATGAAATGGAACGGTTTGACCGTGGTCAGTTGTCATTTCGTGCGGCTGACGGCGATATGGTTGAAGAAGATGATCGGCGGGTGCGGATGTCACTGTCATCCGAAGAACCAGTTGAACGGTCATTTGGTTATGAGGTTTTGCGGCACAACCGCGAAGCAGTAGATTTGTCACGGATGAACAGCGGCCACGCGCCATTGCTGTTAGATCACGATATGACAAAACAAATTGGCGTTGTCGAACGTACCTATCTTGATGAAGCTGACCGCAGACTACGGGCAGTTGTTCGCTTTGGAAAAGGCGCACTTGCAAGAGAGGTTTATGATGATGTCAAAGACGGTATCCGATCCAATGTGTCTATTGGCTATCAGATACGTCAGATGGAAGATAAGAGTGCAGACGGGACGGTCGGCATTTCTTCGTGGATTCCATATGAAGCAAGCATTGTGAGCGTGCCAGCCGATGCCGGTGTGGGCGTCAATCGCAGTGCTAATGTTGAACCAGTGATCAAGGAAAAGGAGACAGTTAAAATGTCAGAAGTTGATCAAAACGAAATCCGCGAAGCCGCCGCTGAAGCCGCCAAGCGTGATTTCCAAAAGAATGCCAGCGAGATCATCAATCTTGCTGTTAAGCACAACCGCCGCGATTTGGCTGATCAAGCCATTGGTGACGGCCTGTCTGTGGCGCAATTTCGCGCAGTATTGCTGGACGCCATTGGCGAAGGCAAGCCGCTTGAGCAGTCAGCCGGTGCGGTTGATATGTCACCAAAAGAAGAGCGTGCCTATTCGTTTATGAAAGCCGTTCGCGGTCTGGTAAATGGATCAGGTCTGAACGGTCTGGAGCGTGAGGTTTCTGAAGAAATCGCAAAGCGTTCTGGTCGTGAAGCACGCGGCTTTTATGCACCAGACACATTCTGGGGCGGCAAGCGTGATCTGACTGTTGGCACAGCCACAGCCGGTGGTCACTTGGTCGGCACAGACCATCTTGGTGATCAGTTTGTTGATGCACTGCGTTCACGCTTGGTGTTCAATGAGCTTGGCGCACGCTTTATGACTGGTCTGCGTGGCGATGTTGCTATTCCAAAGCTGGCAACTGGCGTATCTGCTGGTTTCGTTGCTGAGAATGGCGCAACATCTGAAGTGAACGCTGTGTTCTCACAGATCACAATGTCACCAAAGTCACTTGGCGCATTCACAGACGTTTCACGTCTGCTGATGATCCAGTCTGACCCATCAGTTGAGCAAATCGTTCGTGACGATCTGTTGAACGCGATTGCACAAAAAGTTGAAGATGTTGCCATCGAAGGCGGCGGCTCAAATGAGCCATCAGGCATCATCGACACTGCTGGCATCGGTTCAGTAGCTATCGGCACCAACGGTGGCGCGATTGCTTGGGACGACATCGTTAACTTGGTCAAAGAAGTTGAAGTTGACAACGCGGCGATCAACGGCAACACACTTGCCTATCTGACAAATCCGAAAGTGAAATCTTTGATGGCATCAACATCAAAGGTCGCTTCAACAGATAGCGTAATGTTGCTGGATGCACCTTGGAACAGCCTGTATGGATACAATTTGGCAATCACCAACAACGTGCCATCAGATCTGACCAAAGGCACATTGACCACAGCGTCAGCTATGATCTTCGGTGATTTCTCACAGTTGATGATGGGCTTCTTCTCAACACCTGACATCCTGATCGACCCATACACCGCTGGCAGTAGCGGCGCGGTTCGCATCAGAGTGATGCAGGAACTTGACATCGCCGTGCGCCATAGCCAGTCATTCGCGGCTTGCTTGGACATCGATGCCTAAATCACAAGCGGGGCGGCTTCGGTCGCCCCGTTTTACCCATAGGGGGCTTTGATGAAGATTAAGTGCAAAAGAAATATCGTGATAAAAGGCGTGGCGCACGTCGTCGGTGATATTGTTGAGGTGACAGACAACATCGGTCTGGATCTGGTCAACACTGGCCGTGTTGAGGTTTATGAGGACAAGATCGGCATCACTGATCGCGCTGTTGGTCTGACAAAGAAATCAGCCGCCAGCCTAGTCAAGCGGAATACAAAGAAAAATGCCAAATAGATATGTGAAAATAACGGTCATTAAAGACTGCCAAGCTGGTTCTGTAGGTATTATGCTTGCCGGAGAAGATCACGATGTGCGTGAAGATGAAGCGCAAAAACTGATTGATCGTGGTTATGCAAAGTTATGGTCTGAAAAGCCAGCTAAAGTGGCCAAAGTAGCCAAAGTGGCTGAAGTGGACGATGAATAATGGCGGTCGAAAGCGCAGATGATCGTGCCATATTTGTTGGCGTTGATGATTTTGGTGTTGCCGCAACATACAATGCGGCCACTGTAAATGGCATTTTTGACAATGAATTTGTTGAGGTGGATGCTGGTGGCGGCGTTGGGTTTGCATTGCAACAGCCACGCTTTGTTTGCCGCACCGCAGACGTTTCAGCCGCCGCTGAAGGCGATACAATCACGATCAATGCAACTGGTTACACAATCCGCATCGTACAGGATGACGGGACTGGTATGACCACACTGGTATTGGAAAAGCAATGAGCCACGTCAGACAACAAATACGCGATGATATCGTGACCACGCTGACGGGGCTGACTACAACGGGCAGTAACGTATTCCGAAGCCGGATATTTCCGCTGGAAGAAACAAACCTGCCAGCATTGTGCATATACACAAAGAGCGAAACAAGCGAATATGACACAATAGGCTTGCCACGTTCTGTGAACAGGATTTTAGACGTAGCTGTTGAAGCATACGTCAAAGGCGTGTCGAATTATGATAACACGCTAGACACGATTGCGGTTGAGGTTGAAGAAGCCATTGCCGCTGATATAACGCTTGGTAATTTGGCAAAAGACGCACAGATTACCGCGTTTGAAGCTGATTTTGCGGGCGATGGCGAACAGCCGGTGGCCGTGGGTCGGTTTACAGTGACGGTTCAATATAGAACCGTTGAAAATGACGTTGAAACTGCCGTTTAAGGAGATTAACCAATGGCGACTTTTAAGGGTAACGATGGTGTCGTGCTTATCGGCAGTGACACAATGGCCGAAGTGATCAGCTTTTCTGTTGATGAAACCGCAGACACCATTGAAGATACAGCAATGGGTGATACTGCTAAATCATACAAAGCATCATTCACCGATTTCAGCGGAACCGTTGAAACATATTTTGACGATACTGATACCGCGCAAAACAACTGCACAGCCGGTGATAGCATCACATTGAACTTGCAGATGGAAGGTAACACATCTGGCGATCACAAGCTGACTGGTTCAGCTATTGTAACCAGCCGGTCAATCGGTGTAACATCTGACGGTATCGTGACCGCAACTTACAGCTTCCAAGGCACAGGCGGTCTGACTGAAACAACCGTATCATAGGGGTAAATAATGGGCTTGGGAGAACAGATCGCGGCGCGGCGTGCGTTGCAACGTAAACAAATCGAGGTTGTTGAGTGGGGCGAAGAAGATCAGCCATTGATTATATACTGTGGCCCTATTACCGCCGGAGACATCGATAAGCTACAGAGAAAGCATAAAGATTTTCTCAATAATATGACGATTACGGGTATGATTGATCTGATTATTAACAAAGCTGAAGATGCCGATGGCAAGCGTCTATTCACGCTAGAAGATAAGATGTATCTTATGAAAGAAAGCGTGACGCTGATCAGTGACATTGCTGGCAAGATGTTCAGTGACATTGATAGTATTGAGGATGCTGAAAAAAACTAAAGCAAGATCCGCTTCGGCTAAATATTATGGCCTTGGCGGATCGCTTGCACAAAACACAAAGCGAGATCGAAGAATTAACGCTGAGTGAATTATATGAATGGTTTGCATATTATAAGGTGATGGAAGATGGCCGATCAAAATCTTAGATTTACCATATCGGCCATTGATAAGACGCAACGTGCATTTGGCAAAGTTGCCGCCGGATTAGGCCGCGTCAGAAAATCGATAATGAGCGTGCAAGGCGCACTTGTGGCACTTGGCGCGGGTGCCGGTCTAAAACTAATGGCAGATCAAATAGACGATCTGGCCAAAGCGTCAAGCCGTCTTGGTATGACGGTCAACGAACTGCAATCATTACAATTTGCCGCCGGTCAAACAGGTGCGTCAGCCGAAGAATTAGAAAAAGGTCTGACACGCTTTAATCGGTCTATATCTGAGGCTAGTACCGGCATCGGCACTGGCCTGCGGTCGTTTGAAGCATTAAGTATCAAAGTTACAGACGCGGCAGGCAATCTGCGACCGACAAATGAACTGCTTAATCTCACCGCTGACAGGCTTGCAAAAATCAAAGATCCCGCTGATCGCGTGCGTATTGCATTCGATTTGTTTGGACGGTCTGGTGTCAACTTGATCAATACATTGCAAGCCGGCAGTGAAGAAATGAACAAGTTGCGCGAAGAATTTAACAAATTTACAGTTGAACTAACTGAGGCAAACGCAAAAGCGACTGAAGATGCTAATGATCGCTTTGCAAAAATTGGTGAAACATTCGCAAGCATCGGCAGAAAAATCACATCATTTTTATTGCCTAAATTGGCTGATCTGGCTGAGTTTTTCACAAAATGGCTATTAATCGGGATAGCCAATTCCATCAGCGCGTTTCGTGATTTTGTCAATTTCTTTATTGATGGATACAACAAGATTGCTGAAAATGTCAGTTTTATGGATGTCATACCAGAAGCCGAATTGTTTAAAGGATTTGAGGCGCGTATTCGCGGTATCGCTGATGCTTATGATGAACTGAATGACAGCGGATCGCAGTTACCGAAAGTTATTATTGATCAATCACAAGCAGTTGAAGATTTGCGAATTGGTTTTGAGCGAACAAAAGAAGAGGCGCAAAAAACACAAGAGGCTATCAGAGGCGTGACAATATTAACGCACGAAAGCACTAGCGGGTTGCAGAATTATGCGGCGGCGGCGCGTGACACCGGAAAACAGTTGGACAATATTGCGGTGCGTGGGCTGAACAAGTTAGAAGATGGTTTGATGGGTGTAATGCAAGGCACGATGTCGGCCAAAGATGCGTTCAAATCGATGGCGCAAAGCATCATCAGCGATCTTATGCGTATGGCTATACAGCAACAGATCACGGGTCGCATAGCCGGTTTTTTGGGCGGTTTCGGCGGCGGCGGTGGTTACAGCACAGTAGGTGCAGGCGCAAATACATATATACCGGCAGGCTTGGCATCTGGCGGCCCCGCAATGCGTAACACGCCATATATTGTGGGTGAAAAAGGGCCAGAATTATTTGTGCCACGCGGTAGCGGTACTGTTGTGCCAAATGACAAGCTGGGCGGTGGCGGCGGTGTAGTCGTCAATCAGACTATCAATCTGACAACGGGAATATCGCAAACAGTACGCGCTGAAGTGACTAATATGTTGCCGCAAATCAAAGAAGCCGCAAAAGGTGCGGTATTGGATGCGCGGCGGCGTGGTGGGTCATTTAGTTCAGCGTTTGGGGGTTAATTATGGCCATCACCTACCCGATAACATTTCCGACACATACCGGCATCTTTTCAGTGAACCTGATAGCGCGTAATGTTGTCGGCATCACCACGTCACCATTTACGTTTTCACAGCAAAAATTCGAATATCAGGGTAAACGCTGGGAAGCTGACATTGCGTTGCCGCCAATGAAACGCGAAGATGCCGAACAATGGATCACGTTTTTTATGAAACTGTACGGGCCGGTCGGCACGTTTTTGCTAGGCGATCCAAATGCGGCTACACCGCGCGGCAGTGCGGCTACAACGGCTGGCACGCCGGTTGTAAACGGTGCAAGCCAGACAGGTGACGAACTGGACATAGACGGGCTTCCAGCGTCAGCCACGGGCTATCTAAAGGCGGGTGACTATATACAGCTTGGCACCGGTACATCGTCACAGCTTTACAAAGTGCTTGATGATGTCGATAGCAACGCATCTGGCGAAGCAACTTTGCAGATATGGCCAGATTTACGGTCGTCACCGGCAGACGATGCAACGGTTGTTGTGTCAGGTGCAAAAGGTCTGTTCCAGCTATCAACGCCAACTACAAATTGGACAATCGATAACGCCGGTTTCTATTCAATGGCATTTGGCGCGGTTGAAACCCTATGACTAGATCGTTAGGCAGTAATTTTGATACCGCATTAACGGCTGATGTTGTCAGGCCGTTTTTTGCTATCGATCTTGATTTTGATGATGGAAATTTGCGCGTTTGGACGGGTTACGGTGATCTGACCATTGGCGGTGAAACCTATCTTGGCGGTGGTGACATTATGAGCATCAGCGAACTTGAAGAAACCGGCGAAATCCGCGCAAACGGTGTGTCAATAGGATTTACAGGCTTGCCATCATCAATCATTTCACCAGCGTTAAATCAGAACTATCAAGGCCGCACGATGACGTTGTATTTTGGCACCTTAGACGCATCTGGCGCAATCATAGACACGCCATATGTTGCCTTTCGTGGCCAGATGGATGTAATGAACATATCCGAAAGCGGTGATAGCGCACAGATAACGATAAACGGTGAAAGCCGGTTGATCGATCTGGATGTGCCACGGGTGCGGCGATATACTAGCGAAGATCAGAAAATAGATTTT